GAACAGGCTGTAGCGGAGATCAGCCCCGCGCCGGAACAGGAAGCCACGGCGGCACCTGAATCTGTTGAGACGACGCCGGAGGAACAACAGTCTACAAAATCGTTCTCTCAAGAAGAGTTGGACGCGATTGTAGGCAAACGCCTCGCAAGAGAACAGCGCAAATGGGAAAGAGAGCAGGCCCAACGGCTTGCGGAGCAACAGGCTAGACAGCCCGTCGCACCTCCACCCGCGCCAGATGATTTTGAGAACGCGCAAGCCTATGCGGAAGCACTGGCCGAGCAAAAAGCTCAGGAACTATTGGCACGACGAGAGGCCGCAAAACAACAGGCAGCTCTGCTTGAGTCGTATAAAGACCGTGAAGAGGAAGCGCGTGAGCGATACGATGACTTTGAACAAGTCGCGTATAATCCGAACCTCCCCGTAACGGACTATATGGCCCAGGCTATCCAGGCTTCAGACATTGGCCCCGAAGTGATTTATCACTTAGGGTCTAATCCTAAAGAGGCCCAACGGATCGCCAATTTGCCGCCGATTTTGCAGGCAAAGGAGATCGGTAGAATCGAGGCCAAACTGGGCGCGGATCCGCCGACAAAACGCACTTCAACTGCGCCAGCTCCTCTTGCTCCTGTCACGGCTACTCGGTCAAGCTCCGGCCCTAGATATGATACGACTGATCCTAGATCGTTAAAGTCGATGTCAACGTCAGATTGGATTGAAGCCGAACGGTTGCGACAGATCAAGAAGTGGGAAGCGCAAAACCGTAGGTAATTAGGTCATGTCAAACTCAATTTTAACAATTGACATGATTACTCGCAAGGCTCTTGAGATCCTTGAGAATAATCTTGTCCTTACGCGCACTGTAAACCGTCAATATGACGACTCTTTCGCTGTAGAAGGCGCTAAGATCGGCTCGACACTCCGCATCCGTCTTCCTGACCGCGCATTGGTCACGGACGGCGCTGCCCTTCAGGTTCAGGACGACAACGAGCAATACACCACGCTCACTGTCTCCAGCCAGAAGCACATCGGCGTGAACTTCACGACCGCCGAACTGACAATGCAGTTGGACGACTTCGCTGAACGTGTTCTGAAGCCTCGTATTTCGCAGCTTGCGTCTTCTATCGACGCTGACGTTGCAAACAGCTTCAAATACATTGGCAACTCGGTCGGCACCCCAGGCACCACGCCTGCTACGTCGCTCGTCCTGTTGCAGGCCCAGCAAAAGCTCAACGAGAACGCTGCGGTTATGTCGCCTCGTTATGCCACTGTTAACCCAGCCGCTAACGCTGCGTTGATCGAAGGCATGAAAGGCCTCTTTAACCCTGTGTCCGCTATCTCGAAACAGTTCAAGAACGGCGTATTTGGCGAAGGCATCCTCGGCTACGACGAGCTGAACATGTCTCAGTCAATCAAGCAGTTCACGACTGGCTCACGCGCTGGCACCGTTACAGTTAGCACGTCAGTTACTTCGGAAGGCTCAACCAGCATCGTTCTGACGGGCCTCGGCTCGACAGTTATTAAAGCTGGCGACGTCTTCACGATTGCTAACGTCTACGCTGTTAACCCACAGACCCGTGAATCAACTGGCTCGCTCTATCAGTTCGTGGCTCTTGCTGACGTTACGGCGTCAACGACCGCTACGGTTACTGTTCCTGCGATGTATTCGGCTTCACAGGCTCTTGCTACGGTTGACGCGCTTCCTGTTGCTACGGCTGCGGTCACGTTCCTCGGCGCTGCTTCTACGCAGTACCCACAGAACTTGATCTACCATCGTGACGCGATCACCTTCGCCACCGCCGACCTTCTGCTTCCGCAGGGCGTCGATATGGCAAGCCGTCAGGTTCACAATGGCATCTCGCTCCGCGTTGTTCGTCAGTATGACATCAACAACGACCGTCTGCCTTGCCGTATTGACGTGCTCTATGGCTACAGCGTGATTCGTCCGCAGATGGCCGTTCGCCTTTGGGGCTAATAGAGTGGGCTTCGGCCCGCTCTTTTTTCTCATCATTCTTGGAGTTTAACCCATGACAACTACTCAGAACGCGGCTTATCCGCTTGAGACGTTTGGCCCTTATGGCCCTATCCCAAATGGCGATGGCGGCTATCAGCTCGGCGCAGGCAATCTGCTAGAAGGAAACATGCAGGTAGCTACCGTCACGTCTTTGACGGGCGATGCTACTTTGACGGCAGCGCAGGTCGCTGGCGGCATCATTACCTGCAACAAAGGCAGCGACGCTGGCCTCACGGTTACGACGCCAACTGGCGCGTTGCTTGACGCTGGTTTCCCAAGCGCCAAAGTTGGCTCAACTTTTGAGCTGACAATCACCAACAACAATAACAGCGGCGCTTCGTCTACTGTTACGTTCTCAGGTGGCACAGGCGTTACGGTTGTTGGCTCTGGCACTGTCGCTCGTTACGGTGGGTCAACCTATCGCTTCGTCAAGACCGGCACGGCTACTTACTCTGCCTATCTGAAATAATAGGGTGGGCTTCGGCCCACTCTTTCCTTTAGGAGATTATAATGCCTAACACCAAAGCGGTTGGTGTTGCGTTTTCTGATCCAGAACTCAGCGGCGCATCTATCACCAACTCAACATTCACATCGTCAGCTACGACGGGCGCTGTTATCGCTAACGCGACGGCAGGTCTTTACTTTCTGACATCAGCCATTACGGCTAATTCGACCACGACAACGGCTCCCGTTGGTTCGATTGCTACGACAACGAACGCGACAGGCACCGGCAAATTGTTCGTGTCAGATGGCACCAAATGGCAGTTTGCAGTAGTAGCCTAACAAACTCAGCGGCCTTTGGGCCGCTGTTTCCTTAGAAAGTTACACATGGCTGTTATTTATTTGAAACACCCCGAACATGGGGTTAAAGTGGCGTGTCTCGACCTAGAGGCCGAAGCCGACGAAGAGAACGGCTGGATAAGGTTTGACCCAGATGACGACATACAGTGCATACGACCAGATTTGCGGAGCGTTGAGGCTCCTAGGAGTGTTAGCCGAAGGCGAAACGCCCTCGTCAGAGACAGCGAATGATGCGCTGTATGCGCTGAATCAAATGATAGACAGTTGGGACACCGAGCGTTTGGCGGTGTTCTCAACTCAGGATCAAGTGTTTAGTTGGCCGTCAGGCGAGCGCACGCGCACGCTAGGCCCAACCGGCGACTTTGTGGGCGAGCGCCCCGTGTTGCTAGACGATGCAACTTACTTCCGCGATCCACAGACCAACGTGTCTTACGGAATTAAGTTTATCAACCAACAACAATATGATGGCATTGCTGTTAAGACAGTAACGTCAACTTATCCACAAGTCATGTTTACGAACATGACCTATCCAAATATCGAGATGGTCATCTATCCAGTCCCTTTAAGACTGTTAGAATGGCATTTTATCTCTGTTGAGCGACTTACGCAGCCCGCGACGCTAGCGACAGCAATCCTTTTCCCGCCAGGTTATCTGCGCGCTTTCCGTTACAATCTGGCCTGCGAGTTAGCGCCTGAGTTTGGTATTGAGCCAACGCCGACGGTTAGCCGCATCGCTATGTATAGCAAGCGCGATCTGAAGCGCATCAATAACCCTGACGACATTATGGCTCTGCCTTACAGCATCGTCGGCACACGTCAGCGCTACAACATCTACGCGGGCAATTACTGATGAAGACGCCGATCTTAGGCAGCTCGTATGTAACCAGAAGCCCAAACGCGGCGGACAGCCGCATGGTTAATCTCTTTCCAGAGGTCATACCAGAAGGCGGCAAAGAGGCCGCTTGGCTTCAACGAGCGCCGGGACTTCGATTATTAGCGCGGATCGGTGCGGGGCCAATACGCGGTCTTTGGACATTTACGCAGCCTGACACAAACGTAAATTATGGCTATGTTGTTTCAGGAACAGTATTATACAGGGTTGATTCTAATTGGAATTATACATCTATAGGGACAGTCGCCGGATCTACTCAAGTCAATATGACGGATAATGGTCGGCAAATGTTTATTGCTGCCGGAACTAACGGCTATATTTATAATAGCACATCCGTTCAGTTAGCCTGCAATACTACTAACACAAGCACGACGGTTACAACTGCCACTACAGCATATGTCTATGTAGGCCAACCTGTATCTGGCACGGGCATACCAAATGGCACAACCGTCGCTACTGTATCTACTAACGGCACAACGTTTACCCTTTCAGCCGCAGCAACGGCTACTAATACGGGCGTTACGCTGACCTTTTCGCCTTTTCTTACAACGTTGACAACACCGTTTGCCGGAGCTGTTGGTTGTGGTTTTCTTGATGGTTGGTTTGTGTTCAACCAACCAGACAGCCAGATCTTTTGGGTTATGGACTCGACCGGCACAACGATTGATCCATTGTATTTTGCCAGCGCGGAAGGTTCTCCCGATAACCTTGTTACGCTAATCGTAGATCACCGCGAAATTTGGCTGTTTGGCACTAACTCCGTTGAAGTCTGGTATGACGCCGGTTTGCCT